TGCAGGCATGCTATATCAGTATCAGAAACTTGCTCAAGATTATGCTGATATGGGCTATCCTGTCACAGATGTCTACGTTAACAAAGCAGGAGCTGAGAATGAGCGCAAGGTCCCCATTCTCACAGCGATGGAAATTCTACGGAAAGACATACTCAGTTATTCTAATCAATTGATGATGAATCCTAAATCACTTGGTGAAGTGGTAGAGCAAGATAATGGATCAGTTCTTACAGAAGTTCTGAAATTTAAGGATGAGATCAAGAAAAAACGGGTGAGAGCTGATGGGTAATGTGGAGAAAGCCAAAGAATACGCTCAACACGTTCTGGACCATCAAGAAGAGCATTGTGAAGAGAACATTTTGGCAGCATCACGCTTCCTGAGAGATTTAGACAATCCAGAGTTTGAGATGGATGAAGACATGGTTGATTTTGTTGTCCATTTCATCGAACACACAATTGTCCATCAGCAGGGTGATGATATGTTTGCGGTCTCTATCCGTAACAAGCCATTACTTTTGCAACCGTGGCAACATTTTGTTGTGGTCAATCTCTTCGGCTTCTACATTAAAGGAACAAATGAGAGACGTTTCAAGGAAGCCTTGATCATGCTTGCCAGAAAAAATGGCAAGACTTCCTTCACTGCTGCAATCGCTCTGGCTTATCAGATTCTTGATACAGATAGCGGTTCAAAATGCTATATCGTAGCCAATTCTGTCAAGCAAGCATTGGAAGCCTTTGGATTCTTGAGGTTCAATGTTGAGCGATGGAATGACAAGAACATCCGTATCAAGGACAACAACCAAGAACACTCCATCACTGCCAATTTTGGTGAGGAAGGTTCATTCTTTATCCAAGCACTGGCCAATGATGAAAGCAGGCTTGACTCTCTCAATGGAAATGTCATCATCCTAGATGAAGCACACACCATGAGAAATTCTAAGAAATACGGTCTTATGAAGAAAACAATGTCAGCATACCGGAACAGTATGCTTTTTGTTATCTCAACAGCCGGGGACATTCCAACAGGCTTCCTTGCTAACCGTTTGAAATACTGTCAGAAAGTGCTGAAAGAGCTAGTCAAAGATGATTCATTCTTCATCTTCATCTGTAAGGCTAATCAGGCAACTGATGGCGATGTGGGAGACTATTTGGATGAGAACGTGTTGAAGATGGCTAATCCTTCATGGGGTGTGACCGTATCGCTCAAGGCCCTCAAGGAAGAGGCTGAACAGGCCTTGAACGATCCACAGACAAGAAATGAGTTCTTCAACAAGACATTGAATGTCTTCACTAACTCAATGAACGCTTATTTCAATCCAGATGAATTCATTGCTAGCGATGAATGCTATGACTGGACCATTGAGGAGCTTGCAAAGCTTCCTATTCGCTGGTATGGAGGAGCAGACCTTTCAAGACTGCATGACTTGACTGCTGCTGCCCTGTATGGTGTATATAACGATGGTGAAAAAGATATTGATATCTGTATCACACACGCTTTCTTCCCTCGTGTCAATGCTCAGAAGAAAGCCAATGATGATGGCATCCCACTTTTCGGGTGGCAATCAGATGGATGGCTTACAATGAGCAACACTCCAACAGTTCTATATGATGACATCGTTAAATGGTTCATTGATATGAGACAGAAAGGCTTCAAAATTGCTGCTGTTGGTATGGATAGGAAATTTGGTAGAGAGTTTATGCTGAAAATGAAGCAAGCTAAATTCAAAATGATTGACCAGCCTCAGCTATTCTATTTGAAATCAGAGGGATTCAGAAGAATTGAATTGAAAGTTAAGAATAAAGAATTTTATTATGTACATTCGGACGCTTATGAGTATTGTGTCAGCAATGTCAGAGCCATTGAAAAAGTGGATGATGCTGTCCAGTATGAGAAATTAGACGGTGATGGCGGTACAGCAAGAATTGACTTGTTTGATGCGAGCGTCTTTGCTTGTATTCAGGCACTTGCTAACCTTGGCAAGAACAAGAATGTGATGGCTTACTTTGATTAGATAGAAAGGAGGTGAGAAATATGGGAATCTTTGACAAATTATTCAAGCGTGGCAAGTCTCAGACAATGTTCACAAGCTTTGGAAATTCAGATCTGGGCATCATGTATGATGGCGATGGTTACATTCCACTGGCAAGAAATCCAGATGTGATCACGGCAGTCAATAAAATTGCTGATATGGTTTCAAACATGACAATTCAGCTAATGGAAAACACAGAATCTGGTGATGTAAGAATCAAGGACGGGTTAGCCCGTAAGATTGACATCAACCCTTGTGATCACATGACAAGAAAATCATGGATCTTCAAGATTGTCAGAGACTTGCTTTTGTTTGGCGATGGGAATTCTGTGCTACATGTGGAATATGATCCAATGACTGATTACATCAGCAATCTCAGACCATTTCCAATGTCAGAAGTGTCATTCAAGAGTAATGATCTATCATACATGATCCATTTCAGAGAAACTGATTTCAATCCAGATGAAGTGGTACACTTTGCAATCAATCCTGATCCAGACCGGCCTTATATTGGGACCGGTTTTAGATTGACCTTGAGGGATATTGTACGCAATTTGAACATGGCTACACAGACAAAGAAGGGCTTTATGAATGGAAAGAACGTTCCAAGCCTTATTGTGAAGATAGATTCATCAAGTGATGAGCTTGGGACTATCGAAGGTCGTGAGAAAATTGCTAAGAAATACCTGACTACAAGCCAAGCTGGTGAACCTTGGATTGTTCCAGAAGCATTGCTGGAAGTGCAACAAGTAAAACCATTAAGCTTGAACGACATCGCTTTGAATGAGTCGGTAGAAATTGATAAGAAAACAGTGGCTGGAATGTTAGGAGTTCCGGCTTTTGTCTTGGGGGTGGGAGATTTCAACAAAGAAGAATACAACAACTTTGTGAACACAACCATCATGAGCATCGCCACAACGATCACTCAAACGCTTACAAGGGACCTACTGACTTCAACCACACGCTATTTCAAATTCAATCCACGCTCATTGTATTCATACGACATCACGGAGCTTTCAACTGTCGCTCAACAAATGACCAACAGTGCTGCAATGCGTAGAAATGAGTGGAGAGATTGGGTTGGTATGACTCCAGATCCTGAAATGGATGAAATTATTGTTCTTGAAAACTATCTGCCACAAGGCGAGTTAGGCAATCAGAACAAACTAAATAAGGAAGGAGGAAATGCCAGTGAAGAAACGTAATTCCTACATCGCTACTCAATTTGAGACACGAGAAGAACAAGAATCTGGTGACTTGATTCTGAGTGGCTACTTCATCCGGTTCGATGAAGAAACTGAGCTGTGGCCAGGCTATTTTGAAGTGATCAAACGTGCAGGAGTGGAAGAAGCAATCAAAAACGCTGACATCCGTGCATTGTTTAACCATGATCACAACCTACTGTTAGGACGCACAGGAAACAGCACAGTGAGTCTCAAAGTTGATGACAAAGGTCTTTATGGTGACATTATCATCAACAGGAATGATCCAGACGCTATGGGAGCCTATGCCCGTGTCCAGCGTGGGGATATTGTTGGATGCAGTTTTGGATTTATGCCAATCAAGGTGGACACCATTGAGCGTGAAGATGGGTCTTATCTTGATACAGTGCTAGAACTTGAAATCTTTGAAGTCAGTCCTTGCACATTCCCGGCCTATCCACAGACTGAAATTGCTGCACGGAAGAAAGACTTTGAATGTCTAAAACGTGCCAATGTTGAAGCGTTAAATGAACGCAAAATGAAAATTAAGGAGAAATACAATCTATGAACAAAGCATTGATTCTGGGCGCACGTATGCGCACCAAAGCAAACAAGGTTGTTGAATTGGAAGAAGCAATCACAGAATTGAACAACCGTTCTGCTATTGAAGCAGAAAAATTGGACCGTGCAGAAACTGAAGAAGAAGTTTCAACGGTTGAAAAGAGCCTTGAAGAAATCCAAAAAGAATTGGAAGAAAAACAAGCAGAAAAAGCAAAACTTGAAGAAGAAATTGAAGATCTTCAAAAACAAGTTGATGAACAAAATCGGAAAGCTCCAACATTCAAAGATGTTGAGCAACGTGGAGGAAAGAAATTGGAACAACGTGACGCAATTGCTAAATTCATTCGTACTGGTCAAACTCGTGACATTGAAGGTCTTAAAACAACTGACTCTGGAAGCGCTGCTTTGATCCCAACTGAAGTGCTAAAACCTCACTTCCTTGAAAAAACACGCAATCCACTCTTGGATCTTGTTCAACGTGTCAAAGTAAACAGCGGTTCTGGTAAATATCCAGTTATCAAGAAGACAGACAGCAAAATGGCTTCAGCTGAGGAATTGAAAGCTAATCCTGAACTTGGAAAACCAAGCATCAGCGAAATTGATTACTCAATCAAGACTTACCGTGGTTACATTCCTGTATCTCAAGAAATGATTGATGATGCAGACTACGACATCATGTCAATCGTAGAAGATGAAGTATTCAACCAAGGTGAAAACACTGAATTGTCATTGGTCGCTACCATCCTCAAATCAGCAACTCAAGCAGATGCTGCTGGATTCGATGGCATCAAGGATATCTACAACAAGAAACTTAAATCAATCTACAAAGCAAGTATTGTTGTAACGCAATCAATGTTTGCAGCACTTGACAAAGTGAAAGACAAAAATGGTCGCTACATGCTTCAAACAGATGTTGCATCACCTACAGGCTACTCATTTGGCGGCAAAACAATCTACCCGGTAGATGATACATTCTTTGGATCTGAAGGAGACATGAAGTTCTTCATTGGTGATATTTCTGAATTTGTAAAACTCTTTGACCGTTCTCAAGTATCTGTTAAATGGGTCAACAATGACATCTATGGCCAATTACTTGGACTCTTCATCCGTTTGGATGTTAAGAAAGTAGATGCTGCTGCTGGATTCTTTGGCACATACACTGATGTTGTAGCATAAGGAGGTATCACATGCCCTATACAGTAATCCGTCCATTCAAAGACATGCGTGACACGGAACAACATGAATATAAGATTGATGATGTCTTCCCACGCAAAGGATATGAACCTGATCAAGAGTTTGTTAAAAGCCTCTTGACAGGCTTCAACTCAGCAGGTTCAATCTTCATCACTGATGAAGTAGTAAAGAAAGCTACTAAGAAAGTAGAAGAGGCCACTGAAGAAGTGGAAGAAACTGCTGAGAAAGCAGAAGAAACCTCTGAAGAAGTGGAAGCAACTACTGAGGAAGTAGAAGAAACCACTGAAGAAAAACCAAAACGCAAGAAAGCAACCAAGAAAGAGGAAGAATAGCATGGACACTGGTCAGTTAGTGGAATTACTTAAAATCAAATTAGGAATTGCTTCAAATTTGCGAGATAAAACACTAGAGAAGATTGTCTCAAGCGTCATCAGCGAATTAACAAACAATCTGGGTGTTGAATTGGTTCCAGATCGTGCTGACCATGAAATGTTCATTGTTGACTTTGCTGCTTATCGCTATGAAGGTGGTGTTGATCTACCTCGCCATCTTCAATGGCGCTTGCATAATCTACAAATCTCTTCCAAGAAAGAGGTGTGAGATGTGGAATGATGAAATCACATTGATAGGTTTTAAAATTAAAGGTAAGGACAAACTCAAGCAAGATCTGACTGAGAAAGTAAAGACTACAATTTTTTGTAAGAAAAAATCTATTACACGGTCCGAATTCTACCAAGCCAATCAGGCTGGCATTCGTCCAAATCTGATTGTTGATATTCACAGTTTTGAATACGACAATCAGGAGTTTGCTGAATTTGGCGGTAAAGAGTACCGGATTTTGAAGACATATCCAATCAACCTCAACATCCTTGAATTGACTCTAGTGGAGAAAATAACATGAGCCAAGATTTAGCCAGCCAAATTGCTAAAACATTAGCAGAATATTCCACAGAGGTTGAAGAAAAAGTTGACAAGATAGCAGAAGAAACAGCAGAAGAGACCGTCCAAGAATTGAAAACGATAAGTCCAAAACGATTTGGAAAGTATGCCAAAACGTGGAAGAAAAAGAAAATGGGGAAAGGTAATTTTGTAGTACACAATACAAATTACCGTCTCCCTCATTTGCTTGAATTTGGACATATCAAAAGGAACGGGGGACGGGTTTCCGGCATCGTACACATCAAGCCGGCAGAAGATCACGCTATTGAGAATTTTGAAAAGAAATTGAAGGAGCTTGGAAGATGAAGCTGTCAGAGTTTGCAGAAATTTTGGAACAAGCTGGGTTGCCAGTCACTTATAAGGCATTTAGAGAAGGTAATGTCCCTTCACTGCCTTACCTCATCTATTTTGAAAGCTTACCAACAATCACAGGAGCAGACAATCAAGCATCATACAAGATCCGTGCTGTCACTGTGGAATTAGCCTTTGAACGAAAAGATGAGGAATTAGAAGAACGATTGGAAGAGCTGTGGAATAGCCACAAGCTCTTTTATGATGTTCAAGAAGAAAATTTTATTGAATCAGAAAGACTATTCGTGAAGTCTTATGAAGTCTATCTATATTGAGGAGGAAAGAAATGACCGAAAACAAAGTTACCTATGGACTTGAAAATGTCCATGTGGCACCAATCCAATCCATCAGTGAAACAGGAGTGATCACTTATGGACCGGTCTTCCGTTTTCCGGGAGCAATGGAATTGACGCTAGACCCTAAAGGGGATTCTGGCTCAGTGAAAGCTGATAACATTGATTATCATTTCATCAATTCAAATGAGGGATATGAAGGTAAGTTAAAAGTCCCACACATTATTGAAGCATTCGCTACAAAAATCTTGGGCGATATCAAAGACACTACAACAGGAGTCATCACAGAAAAAGCAGATGCTAAGACAACCAACTTTGCTCTTATGTTTGAATTTGCCGGGGACGCTAATAAAACACGTCATGTCATGTACTACTGTTCAGCAAGTCGCCCATCAAGCGGATCAGCTACCAAGAACGGAACTAACGTGAATGAACGTGAATTGAGCTTCAATGCAAGTCCTCGTCCGGGCGATCAAGTGGTGAAACGTTCTATCACATCAGCGGACGATCAAGAAGTTTATAAGAAATGGTTTGAAAAGGTCTATGAACCTAATCAAGCTTTGTAATTGAGGAGGTCTTAAATGCGTAAGAGTGTGATCATTAGTGAAAAGGAGTATGAGCTTGTAACCAATGCTTACACTCCTATCGCTTATAAGAGTGAATTTGGGAAAGATTTCTTCCAAGATCTATTTGGAATGATCTCAAACCAGAATATCATGCAAATGGCTGAGAATGGCACCAATGAAGTTGACATCAACATGTTAGCCAATTTTGACATGACCTTCTTCAATCGTCTGTTTTGGGTTTTTACAAAATCAGGGAACCCACACATCAAGCCTTATGAACAATTTTTTATGGAAATGGAAGAATTTCCTTTGCAGGATATTGCTCCAATTTTAATGGAAATGATCAATGATACAATGACATCAAAAAAAAACCAGATGAGTCAGAATCAGCCAGTGATGAAATCTTTACAGTAGAATCATATCTTTCTTGTTGTAAAGAAACTGGTCTCACAATTGATGATCTGAAGCACATTTCAATTGGAATGGCTCTTGATTATCAAACAGATTATGTGAATTTGCGTACTGAGAACAAATCAGAAACACGCAAGGCCACACAGTCAGATTTTGACTCATTTTAGTCTGAAATAGAGTGCTGAGAGGAAGAATCTGAGGTCAAGTTCATCGAATAGATGGACGATTGACCACAAGAAACCTTTAGGCGCTCTTTATATTTTTATGTGAAAGGAGGAAATATGGCCGGTAATATTAAAGGGATAAAAATTGAAATTGGCGGTGACACACAGCCCCTTCAAAATGCCCTGAAAAAAGTAAATTCTGCCTCTATTGAAGCAGCAAAAGAATTGAAGAGTATTGATAAGGCTCTGAAATTTGACACAGGGAATGTGACCCTATTGGCTCAAAAACAAGAAGTCCTTCAAAAGCAAGTCTCAACTACCAAGGAGAAATTGGAAACATTGAGACAGGCGCAAGCACAAGTTGAAGCGCAATTCAAGAGTGGCGACATTGGCGCTGATCAATACCGTGCATTCCAACGGGAAGTGGTCCAGACAGAGAACATCCTGAAAGGCTACGAGAACAAACTTGAAAATGTCAATAAGGCATTAGATGGAAATGGGAATGCTACCAAATCCAACAGGGAACAACTGAAAGAGCTTCAAAATGAGCAACAGCGCCTTGCAAGTGAAGGTGACAAAGTTGTCAGCTCATTCAAACTACAAGAAAGCCAAATGGGTTCCAACGCTAGTGAAGCAGATAAGCTGGCACTTGCTGAACAGAAGATTGGGAAGCAAAGCGAGATTGTCGCACAACAGATCGAGAATCTTGAGAAACAGCTTGCTCTTGCAAAACAAGAATATGGCGAGAACTCAACAGAAGTCAATAAGCTAGAGACTCAACTGAATGAGTCCAAGGCTGCCTTCAACGGGCTTGCCAATGAAATGGAAAATCTTGGTGAGTCAGGAAAGAAAGCCAGTAGTGGTCTTGAAGAGACAAACAAGCTTTTGAAAGCTGAGTTACTGAATCAATTCTCTGAGAAGCTATCTGAGATCAGTCAAAAGTTGGTTGATTTTGGGAAGAGCGCTCTAGATGCATTCCGTGAAATTGATGAGGGAATGGACACCATTGTCACCAAGACCGGTGCTGGTGGGAAAGCTCTTGAAGAAATGCAAAGCATTGCTAATGGCATAGCCACTGAGGTCCCTACTGATTTCAGCACCATCGGGAATGCGGTTGGTGAGGTCAATACTCAATTCAAATTAACTGGAGACGCTTTGAAAGTGACTTCAGAAGACATGATCAAGTTTTCTGAGATCAATGGCACAGATGTCACTAATGCTACAATTCAATCAAAGCAAGCAATGGAAGCCTATGGCTTATCTATTGATGACTTAACAGAGATTCTGGACAATGTGACCTATGTATCTCAAGATACAGGGGTTTCTGTTGATGAGTTGATGAAAAAGGCAACGGATGGAGCGCCTCAAATCAAGATGCTTGGTCTTGAATTCGGCGAGGCTGTCACCCTTATTGGTCAATTCGAGAAAAACGGAGTGGATTCATCTTCAGCGCTCTCTGGACTGACAAAGGCTGCTGGTGTATATACCAAGCAAGGAAAGACCATGAAGCAAGGTCTGAATGAAACCATTGAAGCCATCAAGAACAGCAAGTCAGAGACCGAAGCGATGGGAATCGCTATGGAGATTTTTGGTGCTAAGAAAGCCCCTCAGATGATTGATGCAATCAAACGTGGGAAATTCAACATGGAAGATTTAGGCTACACTTCACAAGTGTCAGCCGGTTTGGTTTCACAAACTTATGAAAGCACTCTGGATCCTATTGACAAATTCACTACAGCCCAAAATGGTTTGAAAATCGTTATGGCTGAAGTCGGTGGGGCTATAGCAGAAACATTCGCTCCAGTGCTTGATGTACTTGTAGGCCTTTTTAAAAATGTCGCAGAATGGGTAAATAAATTACCTGGGCCAATTAAAGAACTTGTAGTTGTATTTGGAAGTATTGTGACAGTAGCTGGAGTACTGTCCCCAATATTCCTCGCATTACAAGCGGCAGCAATGGCAGCTGAAACCACTATAGGTGGACTGATAGCTGCTGCATTACCAATAATTGGAACAGTTATAGCAGTAGCTGCTGCAATTGCTGGAATTATAGTAGTTATTAAGTATTTATGGGAAACCAATGAGGGATTTAGGACCGCTGTTGAAGCAGTCTGGAACGCTATCATGTCAGTCATCAACACTGTCGTCAAAGCTATCTCTGATTTTGTAATGCAAATATGGGGAACGCTGACAAGTTGGTGGAACGACAATCAGCAATTGATCAGACAAACAGCAGAAACAGTTTGGAATGCTATTTCAGCAGTAGTGACAACGGTCATGAATGTTCTTGGTCCATTTATTCAAACGGCATGGAATAACATTTCAACGGTAATTTCTACGGTCTGGGACACCATCAAGACGGTTGTTGAAACAGCTATCAATGTAGTTTTAGGCATCATTAAGACTGTGATGCAGATCATAAATGGTGACTGGTCTGGCGCTTGGGAATCCATCAAAGGTATTGCTGAAAGTATCTGGAATGGTATCAAGAGCATTGCTGAATCTGTATTCAATGCGATGGCTCAGATCTTGTCTAACATCTGGAACACTATTTCAAGCACTGCATCAAGCATTTGGAACGGTATCAGCTCAACCCTATCAGGTATCTGGAATGGAATTTCAAGCACGGTCTCAAGTGTATTCAATGGAATTTCAAGTACGATTTCAGGGATCTGGAACGGTATCAGCTCAACTGCATCAAGCATATGGAATGGTATCAAAGACACGATTGGAGGAGCCATTGACGGTGCCAAAAATCTAGTTAAAAATGCAATTGATGCTATTAAAGGCTTTTTCAATTTCCAAATCAAATGGCCACACATCCCACTACCTCACTTCAAAGCCAGTGGATCTATTAACCCATTGGACTGGTTGAAAGGTAAAGGAATTCCAAGTATTGGAATTGAATGGTATGCCAAAGGTGGGATTTTAACCAAGCCTACAGCGTTTGGCGCAAACGGGAACAGCCTCATGGTTGGTGGTGAAGCAGGAAAAGAAGCAGTCCTGCCATTGAATGAACGAAACTTGAGTGCCATTGGTCGAGGCATTGCCCAAACAATGGACCCACAAGGAACCGTGATCAATATTAACATATCTGACAACATCATCAGAGAAGAAGCTGATATTGAGAAGATCGCTAATAAGGTATCTCAGAAGATAGCTGCTGAATTGAGGAGACAGAAAGAATTGAGAGGAGCGCCTGCATGGTAAAGTACAATGAATTGATTATTGATGGAGTTGGGACTTCTTCATTTCCGTTTGATGTGATTGTGCTTGAAGGCCCTACAATTCAAGTAGGTCTCTCAAAGGACAAGCTATTGAGCCATGATGGAGTTAGTGGATACATCGTTCAGTCAAATCCTCACAGAGAAGCGATTGAAAAGAAATACACGCTTCAACTTATCAACCCAACAGAATTGCAAGTGCTTGAATTTGTCAAATTTCTTTCTAAAAGAAATTTCTGGCTTGAGAATCAACAGAACAAGCTCACAAGATGGCTCTGTTATCAGACAAAGGTGTCTGACACTCAGAGAGATAAAACTAAAATGTATTCTCTAGAAGTGACATTCATTTGCCACCCCACAAAATACATGAAGAACAACGATGTTCAAACTCTCACCTCAAATGGTGTTCTCAGGCTACAAGGTAGCTCACTAGCATTTCCTAAAATCATAATTAGAGGAAACAGTTCATCTGAGACTAGCTTCACGATTGGGAAGCAAACCATCAAGCTTGAACAACTATCTGAGAGCGCTGTGATGGTAAATGACCCACAGAATCCAAGCTTCCTTGATAAGAAAGGGAATCTGGTGAAGTGGTCAGGAGACTTTATCACAATTGACGCTAACCAAAACCAGAAGACTGTTGGGGTGGTTTTAGGTCCTGGCATTCAATCACTTATCTTTGAAACCAATTGGGGGTGGTTATAATTCTATATCTATTAGACAGAAATGTTCAAACAGTGAAATGGAACGGTCAGCCACTCCATGAAGCTACAAAGGCAGAAGTTGAAGAAGTGACAAATGTGAGCTACGCTCTCAAGGTTGAATACCCAATCACAGACACTGAAATTTATAAAAAATTTCAGGAAGACATGCTCATCATAGCCCCCACTCCTATCACTGGCCGGCAACTATTCCGGATCAAGGAGATTGGCGAGCAAGATGACACGATAAGTCTGACATGTCAGCACATCACAGAGGACGTCTTCAAGCGTTCTGTTCGCCCTATAAAGGTTTCCAATTCAACTTGTCAGATCGCTTTGAATGCAATGATCTCAGCAGTCAAGACACCACTTGGGAAATTCTCTTTCACAAGTAACATCATGGACAATAGAACCTTCAACACTACAGAAGATGAAACGCTCTATAAGATCCTGATGGATGGCAAGCATTCCATTGTTGGTGCTTGGGAAGGTGAGATGATTCGTGACAACTTCCTGATTGACATTCCAAAGAGTCGGGGCATTGATCGTGGTGTGGTAATCACTACACATCAAAACTTGAAGCAGTATGAACGGAACAAGAGCAGTTCCAGCATCATCACAAGACTGCATTTAAAATCAACCTTCAAACCAGAAGGAGCAGAAGAAGACACAGTTTTGAAAGTTACTGTGGACAGCCCCCTCATTGGAAGTTACCCTTATATCAATGAAGCTGAGTATGAGAACAATGATCTTAATACAGAGGAAGAATTGAGAAAATGGGGTGAAGCCAAATTCAAAAATGGGAATATTGACAAGCCTACTGATCAGATCAAAATTGAAGCTTATGAGCTAGACGGTCAAACTGTTCATCTTGGTGACACAGTGACCATCATGAGCTTGAAGCACAATGTCATGCTGAAGAAGAAAGCTGTGGGCTATGTCTATGATGCTCTGTCAGAAGAGTATATCTCTCTTACATTTGATGACAAGGCTGGCCACGGTGGAGGCATGTCAGGCTCAAATGGAATTTCTGATGTGGCATCTGAAATCCTTGATACAGTTCAAAAGACTCAAGAGGATGATGAATACTACAAGAAATTGAAAGTATTGGTTGACAATGCCAATAGGGCTTTTGAGGATAAAGCAGGAGCCTTGGAAAAAGAGATCACTGATGGAATCGAGCAAGCCAAAGCACAAGCAGAAGTGGTCAAAGAGGAAATCACAGCTCAAGTCACTGAGAAGATAGCAGCAGCAAACCAAGCGAACAAGAATGAGATTGTAGAAGAGTTCAAAGCTCAATACAATGGCATTGAAGTGAAAATAGAAGGCTTGACTGCTAAAACTGAAAAGCTCATTGAAAAAGATGTAGAAGTCAAAGAGCAAATTGACAAATTCAAACAGTCTACAGAAAGCCAATTCACTGAATTAAAAAGCGCACAATCACGATTTGAACAGACCACAGAAAAAGCCATCTCTGACCTAACCAATGTGGCAAATGGCAAAGCAGATCGCTCTTATGTTGAACAGACAGTGAATGGTATCAAAGAAGAATTCACAAGTTTGAAAGTAGGTTCAAGAAACTATGCTGAAGATTATGATTTCACTCGTGGTCTTTGGTTTTTTGCTCATGGCGATGCAAGTGATTCAACCGGTACAGCAGAGAATGGTATATATACCATTACAGGCAATACCAACACTTGGAAACAGGCACAGCTATTTTCTAGTACCGCACCAAGCTGGGCAACTTCAAAAACAACTGCTCTGGATTATCTAGAAAAAGGCGAACCTTACACAATTTCATTCTACGCTAAAAGAAATAGCGGTTCAGGAACAATGTGGGCTTCATTGCGTGAGAATCGCAAATCTGGAGATAATCCAGAAAGAATCTATGCTCAATTTCAATTGACTGATGAATGGCAATTGTTCAAAGTTTCTGTTCCAGCTCTAGAAAAAAGCGATGAGTTTGATTTCTGGCGCATCATTATTGGCTATAGTGAAGCAGGTTCAATTTCATTCAAAAAGGTAGAGCTAACACAAAGCACTACCAGAACAGATGCAGGACCTGCTCCAGAAGATCAAGAGGCTATCATCCAAAATGCTTCTGCATCATTTGAACGTACCGCACAAGGACTCAAAACACAAATCACAGCACTTGAACAGTACACTGGAGAGAGTGGAATCCTTGAATCTAGGTTGAAGCGTTATACAGAAGAGCAGACAAGCAACACCCTGAAGATAATTCGTGAGAATCTATCTGAGAATTACATTTCTAAGAATAAGTACACAGAAGACTCTGAGGGCATTACTAGAAGAATTGAAGCTCTAGGAAGTCAGATTGACCAAGAAAACCTTGTGAAATTAGCTGACAGCTTAACTGAATATAAAGCACCCAATAATGGAACAACCAGAATTGCATCAGTAGAGAACGGGATTTTCAAAATGAAAGTTTCCGGATCTCCTGCAAATTCTTATACATTTGCAGGTCCAACATTCCCACTGTATATCAACAAAATGGCTCAAGGGGAATACTACTCATTAGGTTTTGAATATCAAGTGAGAAGTGATGTTGAGTGTGATAAAGGAATAGCAGTCACACTGAAACGACATTCAAACAATAAGCAAGTGTTTGGGAAGAGTTTTGCAGACAAAACGACTTCAAAGGACACATGGTTGAAAGCTGAGTTCACATTCATAGCAACTGATTTTGAATTTGATTCATCAGGAAGTTTCCCATTCTACTTCTATGCAGTAAACAATGCACACTTTTGGATTCGTAAGCCAATTTTAGTCAAAGGGCCTAAAGTTCCTCCTTACAAGCCAAACAGCCTAGACACAATAAACTCACGAATTGAGAGCAAACTTGCTGAATACAAGCAGACTGTTGATGGCCAATTTTCAACATTCTCAACTGAGTTTGGGAATAATCTGAGATATGCCACAGAAGGGCTAAACAATAAGCTTGCAACTCAGGAACAGGCACTTACGAATAAAATCACCAACCAAGCGCAAGAAACTGATGCAAAACTTCAAGCTCAAGCAGATGAAACTAATCAGAAACTGTCCAGTCAAAACTCTGTACTCAATGACAAGCTAGATGATTTTAAAGACAGCATCAATGGGCGCTTTGCTAATTATCAACAAACGGTCAATGGTCAAGTGGCAACAATCATCAGTCAGTTTGATGGAGTCCTCAAAAAAACAGACATCAACATCACAGATGGTCAAATTTCATTTGGCACAGGTAAGAGCATCAATGGAAGAACTATCAGCTCATTGCTAGTACAGGAACCGGAAGCAATTGCTTTGATCGCTCAATTGATCAAAGTTAAAGGCGACATGGTAGTTGATGGCTCAATCACAAGTAGGCATCTAGCTTCTGCAAGTGTCCAAACAGGCCACATGGAATCAGGATCAGTCACTACTCAGATCCTTGCTAGTAATGCAGTAACAGCGGATAAGCTACAAGTTGACTATGCCCTAATAAATAAGCTGATTTCAAATCAAGCTTTTATCAGAGAATTAACATCACAGAAAGCATTCATCACCCAATTAGGATCAATTGACTTTACTGCTGAACACATCAAAGGTGGCCGCTTGAGCGCTAACAATGGGACAACTGTTTTTGATTTAAGTGACGGGACATTGAATCTGTATTCTAATACTGGAACAATCAGAAGAATTGATGACACAAGTTCTTCACAATTTATGAAAATGACCAAAAGCGGTTTTGTTGCTGAACAATTCAGAGATTCAAACGCTGCCATGATCGTGATTGGAACAAACCATGATAAATCTGAAAAAACAGACAATGAAACATTTGCCGGAACTCGTCTCTGGTCAGGTTCAAAGAATGGGGTGAAAGAATCATTTTATGAAATTATTGGTGATCGTTTAGCGATATATTCAAATGGCGATTATCGTAGCCCTTGGGTGTTTCACAACAACACAAGAGATGGCAGTGCTTATTTTATGCCTATGAATGAAAAAGGTGTCCGGCATAATTTAGGAAGAGGGGACAGGCACTTCAGTGGTGCATGGATCAATAATATCTTCATTGGTCAAAGCGCTGTAAATCTTGGGACATACGTCTGGGACATCTTAACCTGTTTTGGGCAACTTTCAAAATTCGATTGGGATTTTAAAAACAAAACAGTGTCAAAACACATTTCTGGAGTATTAACCAAGTACGGTTTCAAATAGGAAGGTAAAAAAATGAAAGAAAACACTTATGTATCAATCATCACAGATCTAGCTAATCAATTAGCTAGTAAATCAATCAATGAAGCTGAATTCAAAGCACGATTGAATGAAGCGCATCAGGAGAAAGCACAGCTCATTCAAGAGCTGGAAACATATCGCTCTGTTCTTGAATCTGACAAAGATTTGAAGGACCTATTTGAAGAAATTAAAAACAAAAATGAGGTGAATGCTTAATGAATTATAAAGTACAATTCAAATCCTATGATCCTGTAGCTAACGCTACAAAAGTTTCCATCAAACAAGATTATCCTTACCGTGTTTTTGAAGAATCTCTTCCGAACAACCGCATGGGAGATGAAGAAACAGTCCTTGTGGATGCTGTCTTGAATCTTGTCCGAATGGAATTAGACCCTTCTGGGGCTATCGTGTCACTCAAGAAAGAGCTTGACAAATCTCTTGATGCCAATAAGGACGCTATTCAGAAAATTCAAGAACTCACTCAGGAAAATGAAAAGAAAGATGTCCTAATTCAAAATAACAAAGCACTTGCTGATTGGTCTGTCCTTGTAGCTGTGACCAATCAAGACAATCCACTTGATCCAACTCTTTACAAGCGAGCGCTTGAACTTGTGGAAGCTGCTCAAGTAGGAAAGACATACAAGAAACATGACATCTTCACATTGATTGATCCAGATCACACTGAACAATTCAGTGAAGGAAAACGGGTGCTTGTACAAGTCAACTACGACTTCACTTATAATGGGGAAACAGTCAAAGACTTGAAAGGCCCACTGCTTCAAAATGGTAAACTTGCAATCTATAATTGGGAAGTACCCAAAGAAGAGAAGCAAAACAAACCATCTGGAGATCTTGAGACCCAACCAGTAGCACTACCTGAATCTTAATTGAGAGGAGTGTGATTGATGTATAAAGAACCAGATGGAATCTTTGGAATCATTGAAATAGTAAGGGAATTTTACGATCACGGAATTGATGAACACATGATTGTGTTCATGTTCATGGCCATTGTTGCTCTAGACATCGTTTTAGGAGTATCTAGAGCATGGGCCTACCATGAATTTTCAAGTAAAAAATGGAGAAAAGGGCTGGTCAGCCATACAGCTATGATTTTAATTGTAGCTATTGGCTATCCATTCGCCCTATACATGAATCTTGGACCCGTAGTTGATGCCTTTATTGTCGCTATGATGGCAGCATACGGATCAAGCATTCTGGCCAGCCTATCAGCTTTAGGAGTTGAAATACCTGGGCTTGATCATCTCATCAAACAGAATATTGACCGTAATAAATTTTTGTTGAAAGAAGGCTTGGAAGAACCAAGTCAGTTGATTAAAAAAAGGAGAAAAGAAAAATGAATCAAATCACGGATATTGTAGCAAGTAGCTCAATGAGTATTTTAGTAGTTATGGTTGGAATTATCGTTCAATCGGTTAAAAAATACCTATTGACTCGTGGCGGTAAGAAAGCCATCGAAGTGGCTGAAATCCTCGCAAAAAACGCTGTGAACGCTACTGAGCAAGTGGCAGGAACATTGGACATTCATGGCAAAGACAAAATGGAGCATGCTAAAACTAGCTTAATTGAAGGGCTAGAAGCATACAACATCAATTTGACCAATGACCAATTGAACACATTCATTGAAGCGGCTGTCAAGCAAGCAAATGAACAATGGAAGAAATAATGGAGGTAACACCAATGAAAAAAGTGAAGTTATTTCAAGATGAAGTGTTAGGCTATGGATTTGACATTGATGGAAGTTATGGTTGGCAATGTTGGGACGGTTACGCTAAATATTGCTTATGGCTTGGTGTTCCGTTCACAAATTGCCTTTGGTCCGGATATGTAAAAGATATTTGGGAACAGCGCTACAATAACGGAATTCTTGATTACTTTGATGAAGTAGAGAAATTGGAAGGTGGGGAAGTTTGTATTTTCACAGAAAATGAGTATACCCCGGTTTCTCACGTTGCTATTTTTGTAGAAGACTTCGATGGAAACCAAGGGCTGTTCCTTGGTCAAAATCAAGCTGGAACACCAGGTCCAAATGGTGGAGCAGCCTTTGACCTCATGGCTTTTCCATACAGTGCATTATATCCAACAGCTTTCAGAGCAAAAGGTGAATCACTACCAAAAGAAGAACTCAAAGAAATCATTACAGAAGTAATGGAGAATCATGAAGTTCCATTCTTTCCAGAAGATGCAACTTTCACAGTTGGAGATGCTCCAATCAATGTGAGACGCTATCCAGATCTAAGTGGAGAGATTGTTGCAACCTACCAACCGGGCGAAAAAGTCCACTATGACTCAAAAGGATCTAATGCAGGTTATCGCTGGATCTCTTACATTGGAGAATCAGGGAACCGCAACTATATGGCTATTGGCCCCACAGATGAAGCAGGAAATAGAACTGACTTGTGGGGAATGTTAGAATAAGAGGATTTTGATGAGCGGAAAAAATTCAACTAATCTGAAACAGACCAAAGGCGGGGAAGTCATCAAACAAGGTGACTCCTCATCTATCTTTGAATATGAATTATTAGACTACGATGGCAACAAATTCAGCTCTCTGGATGGTAAAAACGCTAAGATTAAAATAGCAAATGCCAAAGGAAAAAAGACAATTGAATCTGTTGTAGACAATTCTAAAATTCAGTTTAAACTTGAAAAAATTCTACCTGCTGGCATTTATCAAGTTGAGGTTGAATGTGATGGCTTTATCTTCCCTAGCGACAAGAGTGCTAAAATTGATATAATTCAATCTATCGAGAATTATCAAATAAGCAACATTGTTGAAATTGACAAGGTAAACATACAGGAAGAAATAGCCACTTACATGGCAACACATCAAATTCAACCATACAACGACAGCCAAATCATCAAGAGAATTGAAACACTGGAAAATAGACCACAAGCACATCCAGAGGTGGTTGACTTAACAAACTATTTGACATCAGAAAAACTGTATCAAACATTTGTGACATATAGTGCCCTTCAATCTCAGATGACAACAAACATCAAGGAAAAACATCTAGAACTTGGAATTGATGCCTTGATGGACGAAAAGCTGAAAAATGGTGGTGATGCATTCCTCACTGGCCATCAAGCAGAAACCATTTTTGCTTCAAAACAAGAGCTTGCAGCTATCGTTTCACGAGTTCAAGCGCTAGAAAACAAAGCATAGTTTTCACCCTCCAAAATGGAGGGCTTTTTTCTGTTATAATGGAAAATTTCAGGAATGTCTGTTATAACCTCAAACGATTATCAAAAAATCTTTTCCTATTAAATGACTTCCTTTTATGTCTAAGAGGAAAAATAAAACTTGAACTTTCTTAAAAGCTATGCTAAACTAACAATGTGAGCAATAAACTTGTGGAGTTTTAGAAGTCAGTACCTAAAACAGACCCTAAAACCTAAAAACAGCTATATAATTGAGTTTTAGAAACTCCCACCGGCTCCATATATACTTTCTAAAACTTCTTAAAACTTCCCAAAACATTGATAATTCAATGTTTTTTATTTTTATACTTTCTAATCTTTCCCATACCTTTTTGAAATGAACAGACCCAAAAACAGACCCTTTTTTAAAAAAGAGTCTGTTCTGATAGCTGATGGGATTAAAAATCTATATAATTAGCAAATTTTTCACCAATATCATCTTTGGCTTGTTTGGTGATATGAGTGTATACATTCATGGTTGTCTTGAGGTCACTGTGTCCTAGTCGATGCTGGACCTGCTTGAGTGTCATGCCTGCCTCAAAGCACAAGCTGGCATGCGTATGCCTAAAACCGTGAATCTTGATAGGCTTGACATCTGTCCCCTTCACTATCTGCAAAAGCCATTTTCTTGGCAGTGAACTTGGAATTGGTTTTCCTTCAGGGCTTTCGAAAATGAAAGTGGTAGTAGGATTCATTTCTCTGTACTCTGTTAGCAGATCAATTGTTCTCTGATCAAGGCTAATCAGTCGGACACTACTCTTGTTTTTTGTAGCCCCCACAGATTCACCCTCAAAACCTCTTGTAATGGCCTTATTTATGTTCAAAGTGTTATCTATCCAGTCGGTCCATTTGAGAGCTAAAATCTCCCCTTTTCTGGCCCCTGTGAACGCAAAAAGACGAAACATGACTTTCTTTCTCAGATCATCCGTACCATCCACTAATCTCATGAATGCTTTTAACTCATTTTTATCATAAAAATCACTAGAAGAATCACTCTCTTTTTTGACAAGAGTGGTGACACTATCAACAGGATTGGTTGAAATATAACCATAACGGATGGCATATTTGAAAATATTATTCATTAACCCTTTCAACTTCCGCCCATACACCAATTTTCTGGACCATTCATTGACCTGTTCCTGCAATTGAAGAGGAGTGATGGAAGCTATTTTTTGACTACCAAAAACAGGATAGATGTGATTTTTGATATTTCTTTCAGTCTTGATGTAAGTGCTATCCTGAACGGTATCAGCGTACTCTTTGAGCCACTTCTTTGCGATTTCCTCAAATGTGATGTCTTTTTGGGATTGTTCCCCATTTTCCAAATCGTCCTGAAGTTGTAAGAGTACCGCCCGTGCCTTTGCTTTGGTTGGAAATCCTTGACGCTTGACATACTTATCTTTTCCGTTTTCTTTACCTACATAGATCCTAAATCCGTAGGCTGTATCACCATTCTTCTTTTTATAAGATTTTATTTCCATTGCGTTTTACCTCATTTCTTGATAAAATGGGCATAAGAAAAAGACCTTTTGAATGGCTTTTCTTACACTGTAATCCTCACACTCAATTTTTGGCGAAGGCGAGTGTGGGGATTTTTTTCTTACTTAATTATTAAGTATCTTCATCTTGCCACCATGCTCTTGAGCAATTGTTGTTTTATCTGCATCAGAAACTTTAACTATTAATTCAGGAGTATCTTTCTCTGGGTTAATTTTATAGTTGTTTTCTTTTGCCCATTTTTTAAACAGCTCATTTTTTTGTTTAAGAAATGAATTAGCAAGATAGATTTTACGACTTGTACTTTCAGCACTCCACGATTCTCCAACACGGACAGAAACAGCAGTAGCATTTCCACCTGTAACAAATTCGATTTTATCACCATTGTCCAAGACTTCCGCATTTTCTCGTAAATAAATTGCGAACTCTTCCCCAAGCTTATCGGTCATTTTAAAAGTGTTGTTTTTAATAGTAGCAGACTTTTCTGCACTACTTGTAGTTTTTGATTTTGGTTTAGTTAGAGAGCTTATACCGCCAATAACAACCAAAATAATAAATATTATAAACCAAACTTGTTTATAAAAAGGCTTACTTTTTTTCATTAGATCCTCCTATTTAACTAATTAGTGAATTAAACTCGTCTTTAACCATCGTTTCATTTGCGATGGTCTTCAGACTGTATTTTTCCATAAAATGAAGATAATTAAAATCCCTAATATCATCCATTAGCTTCAATTCTTCTTCAAGCAAATGATGAATCATGCTTCTATCAGCTTGTAATTCGCAAAGCTCTCTATTCAATTCATATTGAACAGGAGTGTGTTCTTTATGACCTAATTCATGAAGAGCTACTTGTTTTTGATCTTCCACCGACAAATTAATGTCCAGGGCTAGAATATTAAGAGCAGGATTGAAAAATCCAGGGCTGTGCCAATTACTTCCGTCAAAGTAGCAGAGATTTACACCTTCTTTGGCACAAAGCTCTTGTACTGTCATATAATGTACCTCTATTTATTTTTTAAATGAGCCTCAAGGACAGCAGTGATGAAATCAATATCTTCTTCGGTCAATGGCTTTCCATCAAACAGCATGGATTGAGCCGCAATATCACGCAGATCCAATGGTGCAGAAGCATCACCATGGTTTGCGATATTCGGGTTATCAGTTCTTCCCAATAAGTAGTCTGTAGAGACATTGAAATAATCAGCAACCTTTTCTATTTTATCACCGCTAGGCATAGAGGTTTCCCATTTTCTTAAACTACCATTGCTGAAATCTAGCTTTCTTTCCAGTTCAGCCATGGTCATTTGATGAGTAGCTGCCAATAACTTGATTCTATCAAGTAGACTCATTTTTTCCTCCTTTTTTAAAAAAACTTACAAAAATGTAAAATTTTCTATTTTATCTGTTGACAAGAGGAAAATTTTCTATTATACTATTCTTGTAAGTTAAATTAAAAGCTATAAATAAGTTTTACAAATATCAACGTGGTCCGCCAAGACAGTAGATATCAAAACCTATTTAGTAGCGTTCTTTTCTATACCCTAATAGTAGAATATTTTCTATTATTTGTCAATAAAAAAGATAATTTTCTTATAAAATTTTCCAAAGAAAGGAGAAAAAGATGCTATATGACAAAATTAAAAAAATAGCAAAAGAAAACAATATTTCTATTTATCGAATAGAAAGAGATCTGGATCTTAGCAATGGAAGCATCAGTAAATGGAATTCGAGCATTCCGCTTTCCCAAACATTGAATAAGGTCGCTAAATATCTCGGTGTATCAATCAGCGACTTGATGGAGGAATAAAATGAATGAGATTTTTAATTTTAACGGAAAACAGGTCCGCACAATAATCTTAAACAGTGAACCTTATTTTGTTGGAAAAGATGTTGCGGATATTTTGGGATATTCAAGAGCAGACAACGCAATAAGAAGTCATGTTGATGATGATGATAAGCTAATGCATCAATTTAGTGCATCAGGTCAAAATCGAAATATGATAATCATTAATGAATCAGGTTTGTATTCATTAATATTAGCAAGCAAATTACCACAAGCAAAAGAGTTCAAAAAGTGGATTACAAGTGAAGTCCTGCCAGCAATACGGAAACACGGAGGCTACTTGACAGATAGGATGATTGAACAAGCCTTGCTAAATCCTGACACTATTATCAAATTAGCAACAGATCTGAAGCAGGAACGAGAAAAAAGTAGCCGTTTGGAAATTGAGTTAGAACAAGCACAGGAACAGGCACGCTACTTGGATTTAATTATTGAAAGCAAATCCGCTGTGGTTATCACCCAAATAGCTGCTGACTATGGAATGAGCGCCATTAAATTCAATCAACTCTTGTATTCTCTAGGCATCCAACACAAAGTTAATAACCAATGGATTCTATACAGAAAATACATGGCCAAAGGATACACGGATAGCAAGACGATTGAAATCTCTGGTAGGGTCAGAATGCAGACAGTATGGACTCAAAAAGGCCGGCTGTTCTTGTATGAACTACTGAAAAAACATGACATTCTGCCATTAATTGAACAGGAATAGAAGGAAGTGATGAAAATGATGCAGTATCCTATTCTGAATCAAATAACTCAAACCCATAACGAAAACTACATCAATCAGCTCTTTGAAGAACTCGTATCTCTAAATATCAAAGCACTAGAAGAAGCCAAACGCAGAACAAGCAGGCAGATTACATGGGTGTCCATCAAGGAGTTGCAAGCATCTACTGGCTGGGGAAGAACCAAGCTGGAAGAATGGCGTGATCAAGGGAAATTTCAATTTCAACAATCCGGCAAAGGTGGGAAGTATCTGTATAATTTGGAAGATGTTCAGCGATTCTGTCGAAGCTTGCAAAAATAAAAAAAGCGCCTTGAGCAAGGCACTTTGAAAGAACTATAAACTAATTATAACACAATTTGAAGGAGAAGAAATGGATCCTATTAAAAGATTATTAAAATTGATGGAATGGCAAGATGCCAATAGGACATTAAAAGTAGAAGAAAAAGCCAAATTGATGAAATTGCCAGACAATGAATTTGAAAATAAACTCCATCAGATGGCTCTGGATTTTAAGAATGATGGGGTGATTAGAGTATGAGCTTAAAACAATTAAAGTTTACTGTTTTATCACTTACCGCACTTTTCTTATTGTTTGCAGGAGCAACAATGAAAATCGTGTACGATCAAGAACAGCACATCAAGGATCTAGAAAATGCGGTCCAAATGAACTTTGAAAGTACAGGTCATTGGGCCGAAAATATCGAAAAAATCAAAGAGACCAATAAGGCTCAAGATGTGATGATTAACAAATTCAACCGGGAACTTTTCCCGCAAAAAGAAACAAAAGAGGTAGAAGAAAATGACAACAATTGAAATTATTTTAGCAGTAGCTTTTGTAGCGTACATTTTACTTTCAGGATTTGCAATCTATGTGATGCGTGAAGTAATCGTTCGCCAGAAAGCCAAAATGAAGCATTACAAATCAGCAAAATATCAGCGTGAAATGTGGAATAAGAGAATGTCAGAAATTCATCAAAAAAGAACAGTGAAAGGAATGTCTGAATTATGAACGACAATGTGAAAAATCCAAAACATTACCAAGGCCGGAATGGCATAGAAGCAATTGATGTTCATCGCAATTTCATGAACGATGAACAGTTAACAGGGTATCATTTGGGTAATACCCTAAAATACCTCCTTCGCTATCGCAAAAAAAATGGTATTGAGGATTTGGAGAAAGCAAAGGTTCACATGGATTGGTTGATCGAGAAAGAGAAGGCTATAATGCTTCAGCTAGAGACATCGAAAAAGGTAGAAGGGGCATTGTCAAAGACAGATGCATTGATTGGAGGTAAAAATGATTAATAATGTTGTACTTATCGGGCGCTTAACTCGTGATGTAGAACTACATCGAACACCTCAAGATCAAGCGGTTGGACAATTCACACTTGCTGTAAATCGAAATTTTAAAAATCAAGATGGTGGATATGATGCAGATTTTATCAATTGCGTGATTTGGCGGAAATTAGCGGAAAACTTCGCAAGCTGGATCAAGAAAGGAAATCTGGTAGCAATCACTGGCCATATCCAAACCCGTAATTATGAGAATCAGCAAGGTCAACGTGTCTATGTCACTGAAGTTGTTATTGATAGTTTCAGAAGTTTAGAAAAGCGTGACAATTCAGCCAACCGGAACTCTATGGATGAGCAAATGCCTCCTTCATTTGAAAGTAATCAAATGAATATCCCTGATGATGGTTTGCCATTTTAGATTGGAGGAATAAGATGTCAGATAATAAGAAATACTACTATCTGAGAGTGAAAGAAAATTTTTATGATAGCGATGAAATGATCATCCTAGAAAGCATGCCAGATGGTTTTCTGTACTCTAACATTTTGATCAAACTCTATCTGAGATCTTTGAAAAACAATGGTAAGTTGATGTTCAATGATCGAATCCCATTCAATTCTGAAATGCTTTCAAAAATTACAAGGCATCCTGTGGCAGTAGTAGAAAAAGCTGTCAGCATTTTCAAGGAAATGAACCTAATTGATGTTTTGGACAATGGTGCCATCTTTATGCTAGACATTGAATCATTTATTGGAAAATCGAACACGGAAGCTGATAGAAAGCGTGACTATCGCAGAAGAATTGAGAAGGAAAAACAAAAATTATTGTTGGGACATTTGTCCGGACAAATGTCGGACGAACATCCACCAGAGTTAGAGATAGAGAAAGAGAAAGAAATAGAGATAGATATAGAGAAAGATTTAGAGAAAAATACACTCAAAATCATCGTAGATGAATATCAGTCTCGTATTTCACCAATTGATGGAATCCAATTTGAAACTTTAAAAGAATTCATCACTCTGGATGGTATGGAACCAGATGTAGTTTTAAAAGCTATCAGTTTAGCCGCTGACAATGGTAAAAGAAATTTCAGCTATATTAGAGCTATTTTGCAAAATTGGAAAAATGATGGATTATTATCCATTCCAGCAGTAAACGAACGAGAACGGAAGTTTCAAGAAAGTAAAACCAAAGGACAACCAACAAAGCAACAATCAAATGTTCCAGATTGGTCAAAACCAAATTATACCAATCAAACAAGTGATCAAGAGAAAAAAGCTTTGGAAGAGGCAAAAAATAGAATGCTACAGAAATTAGAAAAGGATGGAAAATAATGTTTATCTTAAAACATGGATCAAAACAAGCAAAACCATTTATAAAATCTGTCGTGGTTGGTGCAACCGGTCTAGATGTTTCATTTTCAGAGGAAACTAAAGCCATGAAATTCGTATCTCGTGGGGTTGCCATACAGGTAGGAAATGCTTTAAGAAAGTCATTTGGTACATTCTATCCAGTAGAAATTGAATAAGGAGTTCTAATGTATCATGGCAGGCTATACAAAAAATCAGATAGAACATTTTAAAGAGCAACTCAAGCTCTTAATGAAAAGCCATAACTTGACAGCTAGAAAATTATCCAAAGAAATAGGCTACTCAATGACTACTATAAGCAGTCTATTGACTGGCAAAAGAAAAGTACACGAATATCACATAAAGATGATTTGCGAGTATTTTGAAATAGGAGAAAAAGCCATCATGGGTGATGCTGATGAGTTAGCTGATTATAAACTCTATGAAAACGGGCGTTATTTATGTACTGGTTCATTGAAGAAGTTAAGCAAAATTACAGGGAAAGATAAATTGCTATTGAAATTCTATGCAGATTTAAATAAAAAAGGCAAAGATACTGGCAATTTAAAACTTGTGAAAAAATAGAAAGAGGTAATAATGGAGAATTTAATTTTAAATAATGTGAAAAAATGGTTTATTGATCGAGATCTAGAGAACGGTGGGCGATTAGATAAGCAGTCCTTGAAATTAAGTGAGGAATTTGGTGAGTTATGTGCAGGATTCTTGAAAAAGAATGAAGCACTAACAAAAGACAGCATTGGTGATTGTGCTGTAGTAGTTGTAGGTTTAGCATTGCTGATCAAAGCAGATGTACAAGGTATCTTTGAAGAGTCTAACAATATTAGACGAAAAGAAGCAATGGACTGCTTTAAATTACTAAATGCCAATATCAGTGAGTTTCAACTATCTCAAGATTTAGCAATCAAAAAAATGTGTCGTCATAACCTTGTGCGCATTGTAGCCTACTTGAAATCAATCAGTAATATTTTAGGTTATGAATTCCTTGAATGTTTCAATGGTGCATACAACGAAATCAAGGATCGCAAAGGGAAATGGATCGATGGTTCATTCGTAAAAGAGGAGGATTTGACTGATGTTAATGAATAAGCAAGAATTTATTGAACGGATGAAATCCTTGAAAAATATTTTTGGTAATCAATCTGAATACATCAAAATAGACGCAGTAATAGAACTCGCTTCTGAACTAGACGAACCGCAGAAGTCGGTAGTACCGCAGTTTGTTGCGGATTGGATTGAGGAATGTAAAGATGATGATTTCCATTTATTTGGCGCAATGGAAGGCATTTCTTCAAACCAAAAAAAACTTGATTATTGGTTTAGAGAAGATGACAACATGGAACTCTTTGCTCGTGCTTGGCTTGACGGCTACGAAGTCGAGGAAGAGGAGTTATTTAAAGTGAGGTTAAAAGGCACTGGCCAATACTTATGTAATGACGAGACAGGACTTCATTTTCAGCATGGTTTTAAAACGGATTTCACAAAAGAATATCTTGAACAAGCTAACTTTGGCTGGGTGTTTGATTGTCCAGGAATTGAGATCGAAGAGGTGAAGGGATAATGCCAAATTGGGCCGAAGGATCTCTTAAATTAAGAGGAAGAAGCGAAAATATTGCATCAGCATTAAAAGAAATGCTATTAAACGACACTGTGACGCTAGAAGATAAATGGGACGGCGCACTGCTTATATTCAACAACACAGCTCCCTATTTTTACATTAATGGGACAAGACGAGCGTTTATTGATCAAAAACAAATAGAAGTTTGGTTTGAAGAAGAATTTTGTATTGTTGAACTGGATAATTTTAAGCAAGCGTGGAGTGCTATTCCAGAAAATTATCAAGAAATTTCAAGTAAGTTTGATGTTGATATTAAAATTTTTACGTTTGAGTGTGGCATGGAATTCACGCAGGAAATCGAAATTTCAAAAGGTGAAATTATCAAAAATGTTTGCTCTAATTATGATGATTATCAGTGGGAGATCCCATTTAGTAATTTAGGAGGATAAAATGAATAATCGAGAGTTGATAGAACGAATAGAAAAATTAGATAGACTTAATGGAGATAGATTCAACATTGAAAAAATAAAAATCATTTCCCTTATTGAGCAACTTGAAGAACCACCTAAAGCAATAATACCGCAACTAGTAGCAGATTGGATTGAGTTCTGTAAAGCCAATAACATGAGTTTGCATTCAGCCTATTATCCATTCTACAATTTCCCAGAAAATTCATCCAATGTCTATGAATGGGACTTGATAACATGTATAAAATGGGTCCGTTCAAATTGTAATTTATTTGTGAGAGCTTGGAAAAACGGTTACGATATTGAGAAAGAGAAGCGGTATCGAGTGAAAGCAAAAGGAGTGGGCTTTAATAGCTGTCTAATTTTTGAAAAGATAAACAAAACGTGGTTATTCTCTTCGATCTATGAAACAGATCATCAAAGAGGGAACCACACCCGAAAAGAGCTTGAAGCTGCTGGGTTTGGAGAAGTATTTAATAGTCCATTGTTCGAAGTCGAGGAGGTAGATTAATGGGATTTATTAGTTGGTTAACTTTATTATTAATAGCTTTGAAATTGTTAGGTGTAATCTCTTGGAGCTGGTTCTATGTCTTTCTGCCTGCAATAGCTGATCTAGTAATTGCTGTTTTGATTTTAGTGGTAGCTAAAATGATATGGGATAAGTAGGACTTGTTATGGAATTTCAAAATTTTATTTATTTGTTGTTAGCTTTTGCTTGGTTTGCTGGCTTCCTGTGGGCCTTCAGTGTAGTCTTGAAATGCAGGAGAAAGAAATGAAGATGTATGTTGTTAGGAAATATCATGGACACGCAAGTTGGATTGATCCTAAACATTTAGCCGAATACACTGAAGCTGAATTTGAGACAAGGCATGAAGCGCTTGCTCATTGTGAAAGACTAAAAGGGAAAGGGATAGTAGAAATCTATCAAAGAGAGGTTATTGAATGAAAAAACTAAACAATAGAGAATTGTTTAACCTTGATCAAGAATTATTCAATTTTCGTGGAATTGACAGGGCAATCTGGACACGCAAAGCAGAATTGATGGCAAAGAACGGTGATGATCTTATTGGTGGTGGTAAGTCTGGCATTAGCAAGCCCACAGAAAACACGGTGATGAAATTTGCTACTGATGTGACTCTGAAGAATCTTGAGTTGTTCAAAGAGACTGTTGAATCCTTCAAAAAGCAACTGACAGGAGAACAGCTTGACATCTTCTACCTAAGATGGGGACAAGCAAATCTTGATTGGGAAGAAATTGCAGAAAAGCAATTTGTCAGCAATGCTACAATTTACCGCAAGCGTGCTGGCATCTTGGAAACGTATGCCAGAATGAAAGGCGTACTCTAAATTGAGAATATAAGATATTGTATTCTCACACAAAATTAAATACTATAATCTTGTTCATGATAGTAGTTAGGGAGTTAGCTCAAATGGTAGAGCGATTGACTTTTAATCAATTGGTTGCAGGTTCGATTCCTGTACTCCCAATTCCTAATGGAAATCAATTTTAATGTAGAGAGGGGGAAGCGTATGGAAGAGGTCTCACCTATTAAAGACACGGATGACATTCAAGCGATGAAAGACTATCTGAAAGAATGGAATGAAATGTATTACATGCTATTTATCACTGGTCTAAATACAGGCTTGCGAGTCGGTGACATCCTCACACTTAAAGTCAAAGATGTTCAGGGATGGCACATCAAACTACGAGAGAGAAAAACTGGCAAACAGATTTCCCGTAGAATGACAAAAGAGTTGAAGCGAGAAATGAGGAAATATGTTGAAGGGAAGCCATTCCATCATTTCTTATTTAAGAGCAGGCAAGGAGGGAATAAGGCCATCACTCGTGAACGAGCCTATCAGATCATTCATGAGGCTGCTGAAGAATTGGGCATTGATAACGTGGGAACTCACACAATGCGCAAAACATTTGGATACAAATACTACAACAAAACAAAGGATGTAGGAACATTACAGAAGATGTTCAATCACTCATCTCCAGCTATAACGCTGAGATATATTGGAATTGAACAAGCTGAACTAGATGATGCCTTGAGAAACTTTGTTATTTAATTTTTGTATTTTTGACATTAACATAATGAGTTAGGCATAAGCTAAGAAAAGAGAAACGAATGAAACCCATATCCTAAAAGGATTTCAGAAATAAGGCGAGCTTAACAAAATATAAGATATGTGAAAGTGAGGGTAAAATGATTCCAAAATTCCAAGCATGGGACAAAAATAAAAGATGTATGAAAGATGTTGATTTCACTCCAAAGGGTATTTCATTTGATGATGTGGAATTCATGCAATCGACAGGACTTAAAGATATAAACGGTAATGAGATCTTTGAAGCAGATATTCTGAAAAACAATGCTCAGGAATATATTTTTCTCGTGAGATATGATCATGATGATTGTAGATGGTTTGGTGAAGGTATTACAATAAATACCAGAATAGACATAACAAGAGACATTCTCAAATACTACTCAAAAATTGGGAACCGTTGGGAAAGTCCTGAATTGTTAAAAAAAGAAAAACGCTACAAAGTGAAAATAAAAGCATCTGGTCAATACATCATGAGAGATCCTGATGAAGATGCAATTTATTTTTACAGCAGTAAAGCATATTCAAAACTTACAAAGAAGAAACTGGAACAAGCTGGATTCGGTTGGGTCTTTGATTGTGAGGGTGTTGAAGTAGAAGAGGTGGAAGGATGATTCCAAAGTATAGGATGTGGAATGAAATCGCATCAAGATTGCATAGTGTTGATGGATTATATTTTGATAGAGAAGTGGCTCAATATAAAGATGTAGTAGGTGTATCGAGATTTATTAAGTTTAAAAATACTATCCTCATGCAATCAACATGCCTGTATGATGAGAATGGCAAGGAAATCTTTGAGGGGGATATTGTACAATTTGAAGATTATTATATCGAATCAGATCTTCCGTATATCAACAGGGGCATTGTCGAGTGGAGTCAAGGACAATTTACTATTACCAATAGGGCTTCTGTAGAAATGGAAGATTTGCTGGATGGAGAGTTCTTAGATTTAACAATCATAGGTAACATTTACGAAAATCCAGAATTGCTGCAAGAACAAAATAAAGAATGAGAAAATAAGCTCTTGTTTTCTCACATAAAATAAAATATTATGATAGCATAGCTTTCAAGTATGAGAGGGACAGCCAACCAGTTTGGTCTGTCCTTTTTGTGTGAGGAGGATTATATGTATAACAAAATTGTCAGACCTTCTTTGAAGACAAAGAAGTGGGAGAAGTTCAGAGATAAGATTCTAAGAAAATATAATTATCTTTGTCAGGAAAGTTTGAGATACGGAATATCAGAACCGGCCGAAATGGTTCATCATATTTTTCCAGTGTCTGAATATCCGGAACTAGAATTCCAAGAATGGAATTGCTTGCCTCTCACTAACAAGCGACACAATACTTTTCACGATAGAACCAATGATAAAGTTATCGGTCAAGGAATTTTTTGGCAAAAGAAACGAAAAAGGGAATTTTTAAATTTTTACAAAAATCGAAATAATGAAATTTTGTAAAAATCGAAATTTTCAATTTTTGAATTTTTGAATTTTTCGATTATCCCCCCCATCGAAAAAATTTTTTTCGAGCGTCTGGGAACCGGTGAAAGGAACTTTTTCCAAGTCGGGACCGCTCAGACAAAAAGGGGATAAAAACTAAAGGGATTTTGGGAAGGAGGCCTAGTTTTTGGCAAAACCAGTAACAGCTAAGTCAATCAAGTCAAAAGTCATCAAACAGATGAAAGAGCTTGGGACCTATCGCAAAGAATTTGACATGATCATTGACATCTTTGCAGGCATGCTATATCAGTATCAGAAACTTGCTCAAGATTATGCTGACATGGGT